TTAGATTTGTTTGCTCCGATTGCAGAAGCTGGCACCGTAGCTGTTAATATCTGCGCTGGATTAAGCGCAAAGTCCCACCCCACAAGGTGACTAGGAATAGGTTTTTTTCTAAGCAATGGGTTGTAGTAGTGGAACAATCTATCAAGCTGACGGTCTACAGTGTCCTGCTTGTATGTAATAGTTTGTGCAGAATCAGCAGACAGCAACTGAAAGCTAGTAAAAAAGAAGTCTCCTGTAGGAGTCATAATAACTTTGTATTCAAGATAAGCATCAGGTGGTATGTCAGCGTTAGTTGTAGCTGGCATTAACCCTGAGCCGGAGTATTCGTCAAACGTACCATCCAACGTATCGGTTCCAAGGAGTAGCAAAGGGGAGCCGTCGGAAGCATCAATTCGTGAAACGACATTCTGTGCTACCCCTTGGATTCGGGCGGTGTATGCATAGGAGAGATATTTACCCGACCAAAGAACGCCATTTTGCTGGAACCTCTGACGCAATGTAGGTGAGCCAGTCCATCCACCAGTCAAAGTAATTTGAAGAGCGTAAGGCGCATTGCTAGGCGTTGGGATTGCGCTATTGAGTGGAACCCTATCAATCACAACTGTACCGCTGCCCGCTAAGTCTAAAAACCAGCCTGGCGCTATCTCTATTGGGTCAGGATTAGCGACACCGGTTAACGTGTAAGGCGTGCTAATAAGCATCTGTGCAAATTGAGGGTTAGCAATTTGATTCTCGCCGTTAATCTCGCTTGTCGAGACAATAGAGGGGAATACGCCATTTGGAATATAATTTTCAATCAAATAAATCAATGCGTCAGCTTGAGAGGGTGGAAGCGTTCCATCATTTTGCCTAAATTCTAGGCGGTAAACTTTGGTCGTGTCCCAAAATAGGTCAAGTGGCAGAGTACCATTTGAATTAAACTGCACAGGATTAGTCCAAGGTGTAGAAGTCTCAGTGTGATAAACAGACGCGGGAATATAGGGAATATCGTTTTCCAAAACCCACATGTAAAAAGTGTCGTCAAAATGATTAGCAAATAAGTCGACCAATGACCAGATTGGGTTCGTACCTCTCACATAATCGTCGGCGCTAGGGTTAAAAGTCATTTAGTTAGTCCTTATTGTATATCAACTTATTCAATCTTCTATTGCTTGAGCAATAAACATATCTATAAGCGTGTCTCTGAATGCTTCTGATGTCATGCGCTCGTTGAATCTCTTAGCATCCATCTTGTTTTTTGCTTTTGAGGCGGTTCTTGCAGCCCAACTAGCTGATGGAGCCGCTATAGCTGCGCCAAGTCCACCGCCCATCGCACTACCAAGCCCAGCGCCAACCGCAGCTCCCGCCATTGTCGCAAATTTTGATGGCTGGTTTGCTGCTTCGTCTGTCAAGGCGTAACCAGTTTTCGCATTAAACATTCTGCTCAGCGATTGCTCATTCATGCCTCTAAGCCTGCCGTAATCCAAGAGCTTTTGTCTAAGCTCAGCATCTTGGAACAGAGTTTCAAACTGTTTTGTGCCTAACTTATCTATAATCTGAGCAAACTTTTTAGGATTAAGTCCGCCCTCTTTATCTACAGCTCGCCTTAGCCACTCATAACCCATTAGATTTCTTTCATTTTCTGGCAACAATCCTTGAATCTTTTTAATCCTAGAATATTGGTCTTTATCTTTTCCAGGCTTAATTATTTTATCAAGCACAGTGTCAAAGCTATCTGACCCTTGCGTGAACTCGTGTATTTCTTCGTCTAAAAACTTAGAGAAGTTTTCGCGATAATTTGCTGTTGCAGTCTCGAACTCTTGATTTAGCGCAGGTGAGCCTTTAGCTTTAATTTCTGACTTTAGGTCATTTGCAAGCTTCCCAGCAAGTTTTAAATACTGATTACCTACAGCGCTATCGCTTCTATTGATAGATTTTGAAAGCTTTTTACCTTCGCCATAAAGCCTATTTTTAAGCATGTTAACCTCTAATATAGATGGCTGTATTTTGATAGGTCGCTCGAACATAGGAGTATGCTTTTTGTATTTATCATCAATGTTGACGGCGGCAATCTTGTTATATAAGCTTTTAAATTTTGGGTCTGCCTTAATTAACGGTGATGCGTTTATAGTTGCGTTAAGCTTTCCCGCCATCTCTCTAAACCCAACCAAATCTAGCCCGAACCCCTCCTTCTGTGCCGTTTCATTTAGAGGTTTGTATAAGTCTGTTTTTATTTTTTCCTGAGCATCATATGCATTTACTAGCGATGTTTTCAAGTCGGCACTCTCAAGCCCAACCCCAACTTCTTCGAGTAACGCGCCAGCTCTAGCCTCAACCTCGCCCGCGATTTTCAATGTTAAATCGTCACCGCCTGCCCCGACGATTTTTGATGTTTCATTTTCAAACTTTCTTTTAAGTTCTGGCATCTCTGTTATGTGACTAAAAGGCGTGCTAGTACCAGCCGCCGCTCTTTGGTTTGCTTGTATATCCTCTATTGGAAGATTGCCACGCCACTGAATTGCTGGGTCGTATTTTGCCGTTTGTTTTGCGACTTGAGCCTTTGCGAACTCAGGAACAGACTTAGCGGCGGTTATAGCGTCACCGTATGCTATCTTTGCTCCTTGGCCGATGTTCTTCCCAGCTTGAGCGCCAGCTTTTAAAGTTGATGGAGACATCATACCTCCACCAGCAAGCATCCTAGTAAGTGTGTCGCCAGGAACGTCACCCTCAAGACCAACAAACTCTCCCCAGTCAACTTTAGGTGCTCTTAACGCGCTATCTTGTGCAGGCTTATTAATAAACCCTTTGTCAGACATATAGTCGGCTAATGTCTCAACGCCTTTTGCAGGAGCGCCAGCAAGCTCAAAGACACCAGCAGCTAAGTTTTGTGGTATTCTTTCACCGTTTTGAGCAATACCAAAAGCTTCTTTTGGTGCTTCATCAAATGCTTTTCCAGCTAAATTTAATCCAAGTGGTATCATATTTTCCCATAGCCATTTCAGGTCTTTGCCCACACCCATAGCGCCCTGTTTGTTGGGTCTTTCTGAAACATTGGTTAGAAAATCTAACGGGTTCTTTTCCGGAGCTGGATATTGCTTAGCAAGAACTGAGTTAATTTCATCCATTGACATTGTGTCAGGAAATGTTGCTTGATTTCCATCGGGAAGGCCGATTATTGGCATTACTCAACCCTCCCAGTTTTAGGATTAAAATGTAACATCTTAATCTTGCCACCCGCTTTGTTTCTGTCTAAAGTTTTGTTTTTTTCTTTTTTTTCTTTTTTTTCTTTTTCTATTTTTTCGCTCATGCTTAGTGGGTTGGGGTTATCTTGAGTTAAACCAGAGGATAAAGATTCTTGAGCGTTACGCTTCAGCTCTGCAAGTTCTTTGTAAATTGAATCCATGCTTCTAATGTAGCTTTCTTTTGATTCTAAAGTGCCGCGCGTAAATAATTTATGAGCATCTTCTCTGGATTCTTTTTGCTTTGGCCAGCCTTCAATTTGCATATACTTATCTAAAACCTTTGAAACTGTTCTACCATATTCTCGATCGTCGGCAGTTCCAAGAAATTGAAGCTTTTGACTTTGGTCTTTGAGGTTGTTAATCAAAGGCAACAAATCATCAACAGTGCCAACATTTTTCTGCATGTTTGTTCTAGTAGTCTCTGTAATTTGATTTTTTGGCAGGCTTGCTTTAGCGTCCCTTTTAAAGTCTTCTTTTTGCTTAAAGGTATCAAGCTCTTGCTGTTGCTTTTGCTGGGGAGATTGCGCGTTAACATCAGCACCAGTGTAATTCTTAAACATTCCAGCAAGCATAGGATTTTCCCGTATCTTGCTAAAATCAATTTCTGAGCCAGTACTTTGATTTTGGGCATTAGTAATCGCGGGAGTTGGGACTCCTACTTGAAATTGATCTTCTGCGCTCATGCTAACCTGGCCGCCGCCAGCAAGCGATTGGTCAATGTATTGCTTCATAAGTTGCATCTTTTCAACTTCTTGTTGATATTTTGCAGCTTGCTGCCTCATTTGCTCTTGTTGAATAGGAGCTAAGGCAGCTTGATTCTGATATTGCTGAATTTCATGCGGCAGCAATTGAGTCTGTCTATCCTGGCTGAATTGGTTTTGTTGCTGTTGCATTTGTTGTTGGCGTTGTTGATTCTGCAACTGTTGCTGTCCTTGCTGACTCTGAATCAATCTTTGCATAAGAGTTGAACCAGTATCCAACCCTTTCATTAACGCATCGCCTGGTTGCCCTGGCATTGGTAAACCTAGTCCCATTTTAACCTCCTGTGCTCCATGGCTGTTGAGTAGCTGAAGGGTTTGTGCCTTGTGAACCGGTAGCTGCTCCAACAGCCGTGCCGATTAAGCCGCCCATTAAGTTACCAGGAGCCGCTTGCTGACCGTATGCTGATTGAGCCATGTTAACGCCCTGATTCATTGCGTTCTGCCCCATTTGCCCACCTGCTGCCGCACCTGTTCCATAAATGTTTTGCGCCAAACCTGCGCCAGCTAGGTACTTTTGCATCAAGTTATCCATGTAATTATTTTGGTCTGCCATTCCGATATTTGATGTACCAGCTTGTATCGCTTGAAGCGCAGGAGATGAACCCATTAAGCCCATTGAACTGGCAGCGTTTAAGCCTTGGTTTTGCGCTCTTTCTTGCTGCATTTGAGCATAAGGGCTTGTTTGATATCCACTTGCCCATTCATCTTGCAAGGCGGCAGGGTTAAGTAATGATTGCATAGCGCCTGACATATCTTGATAGGCATCTTGCCCATACTGATTATAAGGCTGCAAATAATCCTGAGCCTGACCATAGTATTGCTCTGCTTGTTCGCCAGCTTTTTTGTAAGCTTTTTCAGGATGCAGAAAGCTGTCCATCATGCCGAATCCGGGGAATATAGAACTTAGTGAAGCCATTTTTTTGTCCTTATGGAAATGCGCTGTTATCCAATTGTCTCAGAGCGCCGTTAATTTTTACCACTACATTTGGCGGCACTGAGTCTGTGCAATACCAAGCCACTCCATCAGCTGCCGTTGGTGCAAGCACGTTAATTTGAGCTGTCGTATACTGAGGCAATACCAAACCATCATCATTTCGGTTGAGCGCTTCTTCTATTTCGTTAAACGCCTGATTAAGCGTATCAACTAGAATAGAAAGCCACAAAATTAACTCGTAAGGCATACCATCATCGTAAATGGGTGCTGGGTCAGCTCTAACTATAAATATCGCCATTAGTTATCATCTCCGCTTACTCTTTCTATTGATTGAGTGCCTCCAAGTATAACGATAGGTGCAGAGCTTACGGCAACAAGCTTGTAAACTCTATTTCGCGATGTTCCGAGTTCAAACCAGCGCATTCTCCAAGTGTAAGCGCCTAATGGGGAGAACTCCCTTAAGTCTGCACTTTTAAATGTAACGCCGCCATCATCTGAATAATAAAGCTCAACATGAGGCTTAAACAGTTTGTTATAGAAATTATCATCAAACGTGGGCGTGTTGCCCTCTTCAATAATAATAAATATTGGGTCACCGGCTCCGTCTGCATCTTCAGTAATGTGATAGATGGGACAATCATCCGCGTCCGCATCTTCAGAGATTATGAACGTGGTATTGCCAAACGCTGTAGCATTTTCGTATGAAGTTCTATCACCAAAAACAAAATCTATTTGAATGTAATCAGTCGCAAACTCTGCGTAATCGTCCAAGTAAATTTGCTCTGTCGTTAACGTGTAACGCATAGGAAATTTAGTAAACGCATTAGTATCTTGAGGCATAGTGTCGGGCGTGCGCAGCTCATTATGATAGATGTTACCAGCCATCTCATAAATAGCCGAATCACCGGAGACTGTGACTAAGTGCTTGTTATTGAAAAAAACATGTTTTTGAATTCGGTTTCTTTCGCCGTTCAACTCAATGGTTCTAGCCCACGTTTGAGTCGTGAAATTATACTCTAGTGAATTGGCCGAGTCTGTTCTGTCCAAATCGCCGAAATCTAAATAATCACCAGCTGATACTCTATAGAAAAAGCTATCTTCATACTCATAAAGAAAGCCGTTTGTGTTCCCATTGCTAAATGGAATTGGCTGGCCTTCTGCAACAGAACCCTCCAACACTACGGATACGGCTTGAGTTGAGATTGTTGTGGGTCTTTGCCCACCTGTTACCATGAAATTTAGCAGCCCACTTTTGTTTTTGGCTAGAAATACCATCATGTCAAAGTCGACGCTCAAACTATTTGGGTCGGCTATGCCATAATTAAAATTATAAGAGGTGTTTAGTTTCCACGGGAATTCCTCTGCCGCACCTGCGCTGGTTATTTGAGAGGGTATATTTGCCCACATATCGGTTGTAAAGTTAGAGAAAATATATAGTTGGTTGTTTAATACGCCAAACTGCTTGACCTCACCAGATGCACGGTTAAATAATGGTGCGCCGTTTATTGTGAAGCTAGTAGCAGGGTTAAAAACACCGCCCAGATTTATTGCCGACAAATAATAATCAGGCGTTTCTTTCTCGCTAACTACAAATCTATTCCCAAACGTTGCAACGTACAACGGATTTTGGGGTGCGTTAGGGTCTGTTATTTGCTGCATTGCAGGCGCGTTAGCGTCTTCAGTCACTACATACATGACCGTTTCAGCCGTTATCATAAGATAAGTGACTGTTCCCACTTCTAAGTATGCAAACCATATTTTTTTGCCAAGCGGCACGTTACCAACAATAATTTCATTATAAAATTTGTCTATCTGGATTACGTTAGTACCAACAACCACATACAAAAAGTCGACTGTTGTGAATACAGCCGTTGGCTCGCTATCAAAAACTAACCTGTTCTGACCAAAGAAACTAACGTGCTTTCGCCCCATATTTGGGTATAGAGCTTGTTTTTTCTTTCCTGTAGGCGCTGCCACACCGAACCAGTTTGCACAATCCATAGAACCAAACTGAATATAACGTTGTCGTTCGTAATAACAGAAGATCGGAAGCTTCTCACTAGACATTCTTAAACACCCGCTCTTACTCTATTCGCGCCATTAAGCAGATTACCTTGTCCTGTCTCAATATCAAGATTAACCTCAGATGCCGATTCCATGTCTTGCTTAGCTTCCATGTAAAGCTCTTGCAACATTGGAGTCCAAGCTTTAGACCTTCCCTTGAACACTGAAAGCATTCTAGCAGTAGCAAGCAAAGCGTAAGATTCGAAGTATGCTGGAAGGGAGTCGATAGTATCATTTGAGGTTAGTGTTGTTAGCTCAAACTTACCTCTAATATAGAATTCATACGTTTGACTTGGCGCAGGATATAATCGTAATCGAGTTACATCTGTTTCAGGATAAACCACGACCATAACAGGCAAACTAGCCAATGGGTCATACTTATATGAACCCTGAAATATGTTTCTATTTTGAATTTTAAGAGGGTAAGTTGTACCATCAAGAATTAGCCACGCTGACTCAGCATTTGCCAAGCGGCCTACTGTAATATCTGGCAATGGCAGAACTGTAGCTGCACCGCATACAACCTCTTGTTGACCAGAAACTACATTGACTGTTTCAGTTCGAGCAATAGTAAGCATCAACCCTGTGGCCGCATAAGACTTCAAAAGCTGATTGAATACTTTTATACCTTTGGATAAATCATTACCGTGTAATGGGGATGTTGGGCTGTTAGGACTAATAAGGTCATAAGCTTGGCTGATAAATTCACGTACCGTTGACATTATGATTTTCCTTTTTTAGTCTTCTTTTCCTTTTGAGCTGGCTTTTCGTCGAACCATTCGCCTGTTGAGGTTAATGATTCTCTTTCTTTCCAGGAGTCGCATATTCTTGACTCACCTTTTGCTCCGTAAACAAAAGCTCTGAAGCCTTCAATTGGAACCATTTTACCTAAATACATAACGTGCTTGTTTAAATCCATTACTTGCCCCTAAAGGTTTACAAAAAAATATCGTCAATGCTGCCCACCCATCAAAAAAGGACAGCAAAGACAATACTATAGTGTAATCCCGTTTATCTTAAGAACAAATTCTTACTGCAAACTCAGGATTAATCGCTACACCGCAAATCAAATCGATACGATCTAACTGTTGGTAGTTACGGATATCCGCACCCAATGAGTAAGTCATTGCAAGTTTGTATAGGTCAGAATAACGGGTAACAGCTTCAACGCCACCTTTAAGCGGGTTTAACTGAGGTGCCGCAAACACAATCGCTTGTGAATGATAAGCAATACTTACGTTATGGTCATCTCTAAGCAACAATTGAGCGCCGTTAGGAATGGCCGCAGAGATGTTTTGTCTAGCGCCTGAAATAACGATTGAAGGACTTACAGGAATAGTCGCTAAACCACCAGCTGTAGATGTTACGTCAGCAGTAACAACAAATTGCGCTCTCTGAGACAAAGAACTGTACGTCAAAGGGTTGACCATGAAAACGCCAGATGCGTCATCAATCTCGATAATGTCACCTTCTTTGAACACAACAGAAGCAGCAACAACGCCAGAAACTTCAATGGAGTTTCCAGAGCTAATCGGACCATTTGTCACGATTCCACCCAGTTTGAATCCAGCAGGTGGAGCGCCACCAGCTTCGCCATCACCGGCAATCTGTCTGCTTAAAAAGTTAGTTTTGAAGAAATCAAAACCTGATAAGTGACCAACGAACCCATCCATCAAAGCACCGGAGTTAACAGTGTTATTGAATGTAGCGAATAAATCGTTTGATAAATTAGCTGCGATTCTTGGTGGAACACCACAGTAACGTTCGCCATCTTCAGGGATAGCAAGCTCAGTCATGTAAGCATCGGCAGTAAGGATTGTGTTGAAATCAACGGCAACACCTGGCGTACCAACAGCTTGATAAACTTGTTTCTGTAAGTTTTCAGAAGCAATGTAATTTTCTACCAAGTTACCAAGGCGCTTTGCGCGAGGGTTATTGGCCATTGCTAAATAAGGTTCATCACGAGCACGGTTGAAAGTTAAGTCCATACCGGAGTAATCAACCATAGTGTGAAATTGCTTGTCGATGGTCAAGCTGCGCACTTCTTGCACACGTGATTCTGCCACAGCTGTTGCGCCTTCACCAGCCAGATATCTTTCTTCTAATCGGTAATCAAGATTTTGACCTGTAGCGAACTTAAGGTTTTTAAAATCGCCTTGCAGATTTCGGTTAGCTGTACGAGCAAATGAAAGAGAGTTCCAGAAGCGAACGAAAATGTCGTCAAGCACATAATTAGTGGTGCGAAAAGTATTAGCCATTGTGTGGTGTCTCCGAACGGCAAAAGTTAAAAAAGAACTCAATAATGAGTCAGTTATTAATCTTTGTCCGACGGTCGACAATATAAATACACGTCTAATTTGTTTTGCGTGATAGGCGGCGGTCACGGCTAAATACTCACCTGCCATCATTATGTACTAACTAAATACGAGTATGCAACTAGTTGGGTGAATTAGTTTTGACTACCACACTTTTAACCGCTTGTGGACGAATTCGTCTTTGCTAAAACCGAATTGGCTTGCTCGGTTATCAGTTGCCACCACATACCAGGATCATACAGAAGATAGTGGGGTATCTTGCAACCTATCCCTTTAGATAGCATTTCAAAATCTCAGAGGCCTTTTCATAAGACCGAGCAACTTCGACCTTATAATTTTGCTCCCTAAGTAAGTCATGTATCTGCTTTTGTATTGGTGACACCCTTCCGGTTTTCGTTTTCATCTCGATTAAAAGTCCGTGGAACATTCCCCGTGGAACATACAGGATTAAATCAGGATGACCTGGAGTTAGCCCCATCGCCTTTAAACGCTTCATTCTCCTCGCTCCGACGTTCTCCCCAAAGCTGCCCAGATTGAGCAGCTTCTCGTATTTTGGGTATTGAATACGGAACCATTCGGTGAATACTATTT